ATATCGCCTAAATAATACAGCTCGTAATCATCTGGATACTTGTATAGCATATTATGCTCACCACGATCATTAGGGCGATTAATACCATTAGTAAAATTACGAATAGCAGTAGCATCATTGATATCCTGCTGAGGTGCAGAAAAGGTTTGAGCCACTTTATCATAGACAAAATACAGTTTCAAAATATACCACCTTTCACATATTGACGATACCATTTCAGCTGGCGCCTAATTGCATTGCCAGAAGAACGATCAAAGACATAATAATCATCATCAATACGAACAACAGTCTGGGATGCTTTATCCAGAACCTGATAGCAATAATAACGACTGCCACAGTAAACAGGATTAAAGCCAGCCAATAAATTAAGATCACACCACTGACTAATATAAGCTCGTTCTCTTCCATCACTCATACTAAATCTCACTTTCTAAAGGTCTAACAAGTCTCGTAATAGCAGCACGCTTAACAAGCTCACGAACAAACAACCTTTGAAAAGTACTGTCCTTAGCACGAGCAAGAGCGGCCTTAATACGATTTGACTTAACATATTCAAGCCATTCAGGGTACTTGTCACCGAATATCCGATCATAATATTTGGGAGGCTTCATCGGACGATTACGAATAACAACACGGTCATTATCATAGACATTAGTCCCATATTTTTCAAGCCATGCGGCACCAAGTCCGGGCTTTCTGCTCATAAGCGCAAATTCTGGATGACGTCCGTTATAGTGTATTAGAGATGATTCGCCATATTGTTTTTTAGTTACATAACGGGCGACATAAGCAGCAGACTCAAAAGTAACGTCAGAAAAATAATGATTACCGTAGAACCATACCTTGGCAAGACGAGCAGACATATAATACTTAAAGCCATTTCTACTGAAAGCATAAACTTTGTCAGACAAATCAATATTAAACAAGCAATAATGATAATGGGGACGACCAAATCGCTCACCATATTCTCCACACATCATAAATCTAATGTCATTACCAAACTCCTTTCGTAACCGTTTCATAAATTTCTGATGAAATTCAACTGAAACAGAAAAATCTTTCGGCAGAAAAGGATCTGCGAAGGTGAAAGTTATAAAATATGCCGAGGAAGACATTTGAGCCTCGTGAAAACAACGAATAGCCCATTGGCGGGACTTCTCTAAACGACAGCCGATGCAGTAGCCGCAAGGACATATTTCATAACCGCTTTTACCTTCCAAATACTGATAATCTGCCAAAGAACCAAGAATATTAAGCCTAAGCTTACCATTACGTGTAACTATACCTTCCTTTTTAAAGCCTATCAAAGGATTATAACAAACCATAACGACACCGCCTAATATTCTGACAACACTATATTAACACGGTATCAGAAAAAAATCAAGCTCTATATCCACCTCTTAAACGCCGAATATGGTTTTTCCTTCTAGCACGAGACGTACGGGAAAACAATCTACGGGATTTACGGCGGGAAATTCTAGAACGTCTCATTTAGAATCCCTCCAAGAACCGAAAAAACGAGAAGAACTCTTTTTATCAGGTACCTTATTAGCAACCGGCTTAATAGCTCCATCAATCTCGGATTGAAAGTCCGAAGATGCCTGTCTAATAGCTTTAGTAACCTCACTGGAACGACCTTTAAGAGCATCAATAAAATCAACCAATTCCTGAATAAAAGGACATACAACGGAAACAATAAAAGTAAGTATCATGGTAACTTTACTGGACATAATAACACCTCACTTTAATAATAACGAAAGCGCACGAAGTCCATGACCAAATGCGGAATTAGATCCGCCCAAATCGTCATAAAAATCAGCTTCCTGCTTAGAAAGACGGGTCTGCTCACGATCATAAGCGGCCGCAGAATTAGCTCGCATAGCTCCAGCGATATTAGAAAGCGCACCTGTGGCATACATATAACCTTGATTACGAAGAAGCTCAATTTCAGCGTTCATACGATCCTCACGGAACTTAAGCTCCTTAGCATAGAGCTGTTCCCTAAGATTAAGATCATTAGCAAGAATTCCGTTTTCAAGAACCTGACCATTATTCTTATTAGTCAGCAAACTAGCTTCAGCATGATTCTTACCAATCTGACTATAAGAAAGGTTTTCAGCTATCTGCGCCTGCCTCTTAGCGGCGGCAGAATGACCCATAGAAGCGAAAGAATCGGCAGGATTAGACATTCCTACCGAGGCGGCACTTGCGCCGCTTATAGAGCCTCCTATGCCGTTTGTAGCGGCAAGAATAGGGTTAAGGCCTGCCTGCTCCATATCCTGCATTGACCATTGGTAACGATGTTTATAATTTTCCACATTCCATTTATTTGCTTGTGCCGCATTAGCAGAATTATAATGATTCTGCACAGCGGAACCGAAAACAGAGCCAGCAACAGAGCCGACTACATCTCCAAGCCAGCTCATCAGAAGTGATCCACAAGGCCAGGAATACCATACATAGGCATTGCACGGGTAGTATGATATTTAAACCCAATATCAATAAGGAAATGTGGATAATTTTTAACAGCAATAACACGGTCAACAGGCGGTTTGTCCTGAATGAACTGATCAGACAATGTAGGCAGGGTATCAAATTTCTGGGACAAGTGCCAAACATCCAAAGGCTTGGTATACGTAGATCTGAAATGACCGCAAATCTCGGAAGGATGATACCTATATTCGGCATAACGTTCCTGATAACCGAATACACCTTTATCGTCATCAGTACCTTGAGCATAAATCTCGGCATTTAATATAGCCTGCTCCGACAAATGGGCAAAAGTCGGCCAATACCAATCGTAAACCGTAGATCTAAGCCACATCTTGTTGATACCTTGCTGATAAGTAAGATCGGCACGAACTTCCATCAAGCCGATAATATAACCATGTTCAACGAAGGATTTCGTAAAAGCATGATATTTAGAAGCCGACACACCATAAGCGGCAAGGTTACCCTGAGGCGTTACTTCACCTGTAGAAGACGTTTGAGCAACAGGGTTAATGTTCATCATCTTAGACGATCCACCGAGGTACTCAGGACGCTGTAAACGGCTGTCAGGGGATACTACACCGAAGAAGGAAGTAAGAACCTCTGTATAACGGCTACCGCCTCTAGCAAGACGTTCATAGAACTTCTGCATTTGGAAAGCAGTACGCAAACTGCTGATCGTAAAAATACTTGAAGTATCCAAATCAACATAAGAATCCTTGCCAAGGTAAGTAGAAGCGGCTTGAGCAGACATACTTACCGCACTATCGGTATTACCAGCAAAACCGCCTACACTACTAAAATCAGATGAACCATTACGGGTGAACGTAATAGTTCCATTACCTGTTGCAATTCTTCTACCGCCTGAAGAAGAGGCGTCACCGCCATAGGCAGAAACAGCGGCGAGCTGGTTAGCGGTACTATGGAGAAGATAACCAGTACCAGGTGTAGGGTCAACTATAGAAGCAGTACCGGCCAAGCCTATAGACACACCTGGACCTTTCTGCTGGAACGGCAGAGCAGAAGTAAAGTAGTCAAAGCGTTTACCACGGGGAGCAAGGGCAAAACCATTGACATACGTTTGTCCGGACGAAAAAATCCAGCTAGGCTGATCAGATACACGATCCTGTTTAAATACAGCATTGGTATCGGACTTATCAATCTTAACAGATTTCTGCAAATTCTCATCTCTGAACCATTCGTTCCAAATCAAATAATACATACGGAACGGAAGAACGTTGACATTCAGAGCCTTAGTAAGACCTGTAGGAAGGGCAAAATAGTCCCAAAGAGTACCTATACCATTTTCGCCAGCAGTACCACCTGCAAGCTGACAAGTAGGAACTACATAGTCCGTAGAATCGTCAGGGTCTTCCTGTTCAAAACAGAAGTTCTGCCAATGTTCCCATACAAGACGATTGGGAACGAAGAAAAAGAACTTGTCAAGATACAAGTTATCCATGAAAGGAGCAACAGGCGTTGCCAAGCGACAGAAATCTCTGACGGTAAGAGATACAGTATCGCCAGGCAGAACCTCATCAACGAAGAAAGGCACAAGCTTACCTTCGTCAAAAGTCATCTTACGGACGAATGATCTATCAAAGCGAGAACGCTTCTGATAAACCTGCGGCGCATTGCTGAAATTATGCGCCTTAACTCGGATACGATTTCGAGCCAAAATATCACCTCTTTGAGTGTAAAGTACACTAACTATTGCTGTGCTTTATGAAAGTTTTGCAATAGTTGAAAAAGGTGTCACTCGTGTCTATTACGTCAAGAAGCGATAATAGACACTTCGTGACACCATAGATTTTCTTTCGTACTTTTAAGTAGTTTCATTAGTTTGTGTTTCATTTTGTTTTTTAGAGGAAGTACCGTTGTCCTCATTTTGAGAACCACCGGCCGAGGATCGTATTACAGTATCCTGCTGCAGTAGACCTAACGACAAAAGTCGTTCTTTCTGGCGAGGATCTGCCAATGCATTGATCAATTCTTTAGGATTGTGATTAAATTCAGCACGAGTCTGGGCCGGTAACTCATAAAATTCCTCATTGACAGCATTAATCAAATCCAAGGCAGTTTCATAATCGCCAGGAAGCAATGTGTCGCCATACTGCAATACGCCTGCATCAGCTCCAAGATCAAGAGTAGTGATACCAGTACGACCATCAGCGTACTTTTTAACGATATAGTTAATATCAGATTCCTGAAACTGGGATTGATCCGTCATAGACGGCTCAGTAAAAACGATACCTGGCGAAGGTTTCATACCTTCGTCATAAAGCGTTGCGAATTTCAAAATATCACCTCCTTTCGTTCGCCGCTTCCGCGTCGAGGCAAAAAAAACGAAGTTGATCTCGAGAGATCAACTCCGTTTTTGTTGCTCTTATTTAGTATCGCTCGAATCTGATGTTTTGTCAATACAATCAGATGCACGTATTAAGAAACGAGGATAAACACCATTATCGGGAACACTAAAATGTCCAGTAGAATCATCAATATCGCCTAAATAATACAGCTCGTAATCATCTGGATACTTGTATAGCATATTAT